ATTGGGCAGAGACTTACACCAGTAGACATCGTAAACATCATGCAACCAGCGATACAAAAAATGACGATCAGAGCCCACATCATCTAACACTTAAACAAATGTGTCAACCGTGGAAGGCTGACCAGGATGAAGTTAAAAAGTATTGTCCTGACATTCAAACACCAGATGACTGGATGCAAAAAACATTGCATGAAAAATATAGGTTTGCAGGTCCCTGGGTGCAACATCTAGTTGCAGGCATTTTGTTTGGATATCTTGGAGCAGTATTATCATTGGTATTACATTTATTAACTAAAAATTGGCTAGGTGTATTCATTGGCAACTATGCTTTTCATAAATTTGGGTTTGACTATGCTGGACATAAAAATTTAAATGACAAATCAAAGAATTTGTTTCCAATTGGAATCCTACTAGGCGGCGAAGAGCTTCACAACAATCACCATAATATGCCATATAGACCTAATTATAGACATAGGTGGTTTGAAGTTGATATTGGATATGTTTACGCTAAAATATTTTCAATGCTTGGTTTATTAACAATTTCAGAGGAAAAGAATGAACAGCCTAGAAAAAGTTTGGGCTAGAGCCACAGGCCACCTAATGGGGCACACAGACGATGACCGTCCTGATGTGCCCATTTTAACCTTGCGAGAAGCCCGATTGGCCTTGTTCTTCAAGACCTTTTGGGTTATAATACATGTTGTGACCTGTGGGTTCATCATAGCAAATACAATAAGGCACTGGTAATGAGTTTTTTGAGTAGGATTGATTGGTTCAACCATGATGGTGTGAATCTAGGCATGATCAACGATTTCATGCGTAACCAATTTTACGACAGAATTCTTTCTCGTTATGTTGCCAACCAACGTTGCACTGACATTGGATTTGGCACAGGCCTGTTGTCAATGTTGGCATTAAAGCATGGTGCAGATCATGTTAGGGCATTTGAAATTGATCATGATAGATATCTGCTGGGACGTGAAATCATACAACGCCTTGGTTTAGACAACAAGATAGAACTTATCAATGAGCGTTATGACAACAGTTATCGACCCACACCAGTTACATTTACAGAAACTGTGAATGGTAATTTATGGTGGGAAGGTTTGTGGAATAGCTTGCCTCAAGACAACAAATCTATTTTCTTACCTGGAGAATATTTTTTAGAGCTGTGGGCACTGGTTATTCCTGACACATTTGCGCAAGGCATTGGAGTACAAGAACAAACCAATAGAGTTTTTGCCCCGGGAGTAGATGTGGATCATAAATTTGTTCAAACTGTAAATGAACTTATTTGTGAAACTGCTGATTGTACATATGATCCTATGCCGTTGCTACATCTGACCCCGGGCATCATGCAGTTTGATCGACAAGTTAGCACAGTGTGGAACTGGATACCATACATGCGAGCAGTTCAAGCTGGTTCTGTGGTTGCTAGTTATGTTACACAGTGCCGTGATGATCGTGAACATTTTGTGTTAACGGTGCCTACTGAACACTGGCGTGACAAAACTGTGTTGATCGTGCCGCGCATGGGTATGGCACAAGACAATGATCGATTGTATTTGGATACCGGACATTGGGGGCCAGGAGAAAACCCTATAATTTTATCAAACCCACAAACAAATTTAGTTGTTGAGCACAGTGTAAAAACTGGGCTAATTACATACTCACTGGAACAATTAAAATGCTAGAAACCTGTTGTGATATATTAGTAGATGCGTACAAACGCAATTGGATAACCAGTAGAGATGGCAACATCTCTATTCGTCATCACGACCGTGATCACTTTTATATCACACCATCAGGTGTGCGCAAGCAAACGCTACAACCTGATCAGTTTAAAAAAATTAAATTAGTTGATCATATCAATCCAATTCCTCCGTTTTTAACAAAATTCTGGCAAGAAGATCACTATACTGACATCAGTGCCAACCTCAAGCCCAGCGGTGAAATTCCCCTGCACTTTGGCCTACAAATGGAAATGGGTCAACACAGCAATGATGTTAGAGTTGTTGTTCATGTTCATCCAACCTATTGTATTGCGGCCATGCATGCCGGTATTGATCTGAGCACTATTAGTGATTCATTTCCAGAACTCAATCGATACACTAAAGTAGCACCCAATGTGGGAGATGTAGCACCTATCAGCCAAGAACTTGCTGATGCATGTCACCGTAATTTAGGATTGGATTCAGCAGGCAATATCAAATTTGATATTGTGGGAATCAAAGGTCACGGAGTTGTGGCCATTGATGTCACTCCATGGCGTGCTTATGAGCACATTGAAAGATTAGAACACATTTGTAAGATAGTTCTTGCATCGGGAAAATACTAAATGAGCTACATTGTAGGATCTCTTCCACCGATCAAATGCTTTGTCAAAAGAGAATTTCTCTACAACTTTGAAAAAGGTCACGGAGAATTAGAACCCGCAATATGGGTTAGCCTTAAAGCACTACGTGGGCAGGTGTTTCGTATCGAGTCCTTGTTGCCCAACTACGGAGCACTGTATGACAAACTGCCCATCCATGCTTATGTGTGGCAAGAAAATCACACAGGCCAGCTGCCTATAGACACCTTGCAACTTTGGGACTGTATGGGCTATCGTTTTACTATCATTGAAAAAATAGGCCTGCGTAATCTAGGTGTAAAGTTTCTGGGTAAAGACAAGGAATGGCACCACGGAACTTATTTGTTCACTGTGGACTTTTGTGCAGATGGTATGGACGTGGACACAGGCTTTACTGAGGTTGCCGAAGAGCACAAAAGTTTCAACTTTATTAGATTGGAAAACGGTCAGTTTGCTTGCCAACCCAACAACCGATGTTTGTGGTACGACCAAAGTTTAATTTCAGGTAATGTTAAGTTTCCAGACTTTAAGGCTGCACAGACTATTTTTACAGTGGATGGCACACGCAAGTGGTCAGCTGGAGATGATTGGTTTTATACCATAGAAGAAAAAAATGAATAACAGGAAAATAACAAAATGAGTCAAGCACAATACAACTTATCAACCAAAACAGATTACCTGCATCGCAAGATGTTTCTGGATCCTGCAGGTCCTGTAACCATTCAGCGATTTGAAGAAGTCAAATACAACAAACTGGCCAAGTACGAACAAGAAGCTCGCGGTTTCTTTTGGGTTCCAGAAGAGATTAGTCTAAGCAAAGATGCCAATGACTTCAAAGAAGCGTCAGACACAGTCAAGCATATCTTTACTGCAAATTTATTGCGCCAAACAGCACTAGACTCATTGCAAGGCCGTGGTCCAGCACAGGTGTTTACTCCTGTAATTAGTATTCCAGAATTAGAAGCATTGATGTACAACTGGAGTTTCTTTGAAACCAATATTCATTCACGCAGTTACAGTCACATCATTCGCAACATCTACAATGTGCCCAAGGATGTGTTCAACACCATCCACGACACCAAAGAGATTGTGGACATGGCGTCAAGCGTGGGCAAGTATTACGATCACTTGCACATGGTCAACTGCGAAAAAGAACTAGAAGTTCCTGTCAAAGATCACGGCCACGTTAAAGCAATTTGGTTGGCTCTCAATGCCAGTTACGCATTGGAGGCATTCCGCTTTATGGTTAGCTTTGCTACCAGTTTGGCCATGGTAGAAAATCGCATCTTCATTGGCAATGGCAACATCATTCAGTTGATCCTGCAAGATGAAATCCTGCACAAGGAATGGACAGGGTGGATCATCAATCAAGTGGTGAAAGAAGACCCTCGCTTTGCTCAAGCCAAACAAGAATGTGAAGCAGAAGTGTATCAACTGTACCTGGATGTGATCCGTGAAGAAAAAGAGTGGGCTGATTACTTGTTCAACAAGGGACCAGTGATTGGCCTTAACGCACAAATCTTAAAAGACTTTGTAGATTACACAGCAGCCAATGCCTTGAAAGAAATTGGCATCAAGTATCTAGAACCAGCACCACGCTCCACACCCATTCCATGGTTCAACAAGCATGTGGACACCAGCAAGAAGCAAACTGCCTTGCAGGAAAATGAATCAACCAATTATGTTATTGGCGTGATGGGCGATGCCATTGACTACGACGAGTTACCAAACCTATGATCAACGACGAATGGTTCCAACAAGGTGGATTTGAAACCTACAAGCATCCAACACCTATCAAGTATGAAACTGCCACAGACAACGGAACTATAGAAACCCTCGAAGGTCCTGTTGCCTACACAGTTGGTTTTAAGATTATTACAGGACCCAAGGGCGAACGGTATCCTGTGAGTCCTATCAAGTTTGCTGCCTACTACGATGATAATCAAGATGGCACTGCTACGCCCAAGAAGATCATGAAGGTTGCTCGTCTTGCTGACCATGACGGTGTTGTTCGAGCATCATGGGGCAACTTAGAATACACTCGTGGCAATGACTACATTGTTCGACATGGTCCTGGTGACTACGGTGTTGTAAAAACAGATATCTTTGCCAAGACTTACGACAAATCAAAAGAAGGAAAATAAAATGAAAGCAATTGTATGGTCAAAAGACCAATGCCCCTACTGCGACCAAGCCAAGGCGTTGTTGAAATCACGTAACATTGAATTTGAAGAACGCAATATTATGCATGGTTGGACACGAGAACAACTACTAGAAGCAGTACCAAATGCTCGTACAGTACCACAGATCTTTTTAGATGATCAACTGGTAGGCGGGTTCACCGAACTCAGAACAAAACTAACAGAAAGCAAATAATGGAAATTGGAAAAGTTTACACATTCAAACTGAACTCTGGCGAAGAAATGATTGCCAAACTTGTGGACATGGAGTCGGGCTATGCTATCTTACAGGATCCTGTAAGCGTGGCCCCAGGTCCACAAGGCATGGGACTTGTGCCGAGTATGTTTACCGCAGATCCTGACAAAAATCCCCGGCTAAATATGAGCTGTGTTGCTATTCATTCATTGACGGATGAAAATGTGCGTATGAAATACATCGAAGCAACTACAGGCATAAAGGTGCCAGAAAAGAAAATCTTAGTAGGATAACATGCCAGGAATACAACGAGTGGGTGATGCAAACGGAGCAGGCGGTGTGATTACATCGGGTATTGGTTCGGTACGCATAAACGGAAGACCAATTGCCACAACTGGGCAAGGTGTCAGCGCCCATCCTTGTTGTGGACGAAGAGGATGTCCTGGCATACATTGCGACCCTCAACCGCAGGCGGTTCGGGCACAGTACGAGCTGGTGGAATAGCAGTAAGCCTAACTGGAGATGCAGACACTTGTGGTCATGCTCGAGCCGGTGGCAGTGGCGATGTAAGGGCAGGATAATGGCCAATGGTGTATTAACTCCATTAGAAATAAACGCTGCTGCCGGATTGATGAACAATCAAGGCGTCAAAAGTTTACCAACAGCACTGACCACAGCAATTGCTACATTCAATGGTAAAACAGTGATAGTGAATTGGTTGGCCGCAGTAAACTATTACCAAGCTCAGACATTCAAAACTCAAAGCACACTAGATTTGTTGTTGAGTATTGGTGCCAGCACAATTCCAGCACTAGGCGATGCCATTCCTGCACTGCCATTGGCAAATTTTCCTTACTTGACTCAAGAATACCTGCCTACTCAAAGCGATGCTTCCACATTGGATCCATACGGATTTGCTGACTTGGTACAACAAACTGGTAATGCATATCTAGGCATCTACAATGACACTAGAGACCTTGGAAAATTTTGTCAAGGATTCATGGCAATGCAAGGGTACATCACCACCACCAATTCGTTGATCAACAGCACACGCAACGCCGCAACGTATTTGGGCCCTACATTTACAAACATGAGCAACTTGGTAAGCAATAACATTGCAAGCCTAGTGGATGATAGCCCCGGCGCATTGGGCAGACTGGCCACTGATATTGCCAATCAAGGATTGTTAACAAATACACAAACACTAAATGAATACGGCACACCGGCTGCATTGCTGGCGCAGTTGTCAAAGGTAAGCAACACCATCAATGGTACGTTGCCTGCTGTTCGTGATGCATTACAGGACCAAGGACTGACATTACAAGACATATCAAACCTAGTGAACATCAACAAAGTGTCATTGTTCAATCCCAGTGGTCTCACCCCAAACGAATTTGATAAACTACAGAAAAAAGCATACCCAGCATTGGTCAGTATCACAGACGCTGCCTTACAAGATGTATTAGACATACTGGGAGTGACCACACCTAATGTTTCAACCATGGCAGATTTGTTAAACATTTTTACCTGCTCCATCTGGGTGTGATGAGTTGGCAAAAATTATTCCCCCAGATCAAGCTGTGGCCAACAAGTCCACACAAGCGGCTGTGCAACAGATTACAAATATTCCATTAGCCACTTGGCCAGAACTGGCACAAACCATACAAGGCTTTGATCGCAATCCCTGGGACGTGAACAGTGACTACTTGGCCAACGACATTGTGGCGGCTGCTCCAGTCAATCCTAACAGCACATTGCAGCCTCCACTGGCAGTGTTAAGTCCCGCTACTGTGTTTTATCAGGCCATAGATGATGTTCCGGCTGGTACCAATATCAACAACACAACCTACTGGGAACCAATCACACTTGGTGGACTAAACACCATGACTGGTCTGGACCAAATTGAAGCATTGACCAATCCTGTTGCCGCCGCAACTACTAATTACATCAATAATTCTGTGGCCACTGGATCAGGCACAGACGGCAATATTACCATGTGTGATGTGTTGGGCACAGCAATTGATTACAACAATCTGGCAGCGCAATTTGACATAGCGTCGGCAGCAGTTCAAACACTACAAACTGCCGGAGCGTTGGCCACATTGAATACCGCCTATACTAATATTTTGGTTGCAGCTAACGATGCCGCGGTGCTAACACAAATTACCAATGCCAACTCGGCCATAGCAACACTGTATGCCAATCCCACATACACTGCCACAGTCGGCACATTGAACACTGCATGGATTGCCATTGCCACATATCTCAACAAAGAGAAAACCTATCAAGTCAAAGCTGGTATTGACTATTTTGCTTTGGTGTCAGGTGAGCAAAATTCAATTGTGGCGTTTTCTCAAATGCTGTCACAGTACGGCAGAGAATGCCAAACTTGCGGTCCATATGATTTCTTACAAAACATAGCTGACACCACAACATTAGCCGGTCAAGCCATGATTGGCAGTTTACGCGAAGGCGAGAACCAAATGAAACTGGCTGAAAACAAGCTCAGTGGCGCAGACATAAAACCAGATCCAGCACCGCCTGTGCCGCCAGCATGCGGCGTAGAAATTGCAAACTAAAGTATACATTGACAAATAATGCCCAAACTGCTATAATCAGGGCATGAAACCACTAAAAACCCAACTGGTAGTACTTAAACAGAAAGTATTACAGTACTACTATCGTACTAATTTTACGGTAGTAGAACTCCTAGTGATTGTAGGGTTATTATTTTGGTTGACTAGAAAAGCCGTTTTTGCTATAATTTAGGCATAGTAAGCAACAAAGGAGCCACAATGAAACTGCTGATCACCACCCAAGTTTATGAAAACTACGGTGCCCACGATTGGGACGGTGCAGGTGAGTGCCCTTCTTACTGGAAAGCCAAGGGCGGTTCTGACTATGTGATCCGTGATTTTGATCCCTTGCGTTATGCCCCTGGCGTGATTGTGGACTTGATTCGTCCCAAAGTTGAGTCAGACTCAGAGTACTTCCGTGAGCACATCATTGACTGGTCAGTAGAGGCCGATGACTACCTCACAGAGTTTGAACAAAGCCAACTGGACTACGAAGGCCAGATCCGTTTTCCTGCCAAAGAACTAGAATTGGCTTGACCAATAATTCCCAATCTGTTATAATTTAGGCATAGTAAGCAACAAAGGAGCCCCAAATGACCCAGATGTCCAAGATCCAGCAAGTCAACTCTGCAATCATGTTTGGTGAGTTTTCAAACACTGAGCTTGACAGCATCATCAGTGCAGTGCAATTTGCCAAGGCAAATCTGCGTAAACACAATATCCGACAATTTGCCAAAGGTGACACAGTGAAGTTTCACAGCACCAAACGTGGCATGACCATGCAAGGTACTGTGAGCAAGATTGCTATCAAGTATGTGACAGTGAGCACCCAGCAAGGCTTGTGGAAAGTGCCTGCTAACATGTTGGAGGCAGCATGAAAGTCTATTTCAACAAACGACTGATTGTGGTAGAAACCAATGTGGCTTGGGCTCTGCCTTACTGGCAAGCTCGTCAAGCAATGAATCCCCGAGCAATTACATGGGTAATGACATGACATTTCGACGCTGGTTGCAACAGCAGTGGTATGCTCACTGCCTTGAAATAGAAGAATGGACTGGCCGCATGCCAACTTATCCAATGTCAGATTATTTTGCCAAATACAAATATTGGCTCAAACGCGAATACCGTCATCAACAAGGAGTACCAAATGGGTCTTGATATGTATGCTTATGTGGCCACCCGTGAAGGCCAGCACCGCGACTACTACGAAGGTTCCGAATGGAACGACGACGCCAAAGATTATGTGAACACAAAGGTAAACAAGCCGCGTGAGATTGCCTACTGGCGCAAGCATCCTAACCTGCATGGATGGATGGAAACATTAGCCGAGCAAAAGAAGTTGAAATATGATTCTTTCAACGGCGTGGAAATGGAACTCACTGCTGAGGACTTGGATGCCCTTGAACGCGATGTTAAAAAGCGTCAACTGCCAGCCACATCGGGATTCTTCTTTGGCAACAATTCAGACCAGCACTACTATGACAGTGACCTGGCCTTTATCAAAGCCGCTAGAACAGAGATGTTCATGGGTTTGAAAGTGTTTTATAACTCATCATGGTAAGGCGTTAAGTATATGAATGAAACCGATTACAGCTACTCAAGGTTTGATGCCATAATGGCCGCAGGATGGATCCGAGACCTAGAAAGCTCTGACAGTCGCATTCACAAAGAAAAAGTGATTGAAAAGGCTCTCATGGCTGCTCGGCTTGGCAGTGCCGATGCACAGTGTTTTTTGTTCAATTGCTACCAAGCCTACAATCCGTTCTATGTGTTTGGCATCCGCCAGGTGCCTGAGACTGAGGGACTGACTGGTCGTGCCAATCCTTGGACACAGTTCTGGGCCATGCTAGAAGCTCTACGCACTAGGTACATCACAGGCAATCGTGCTAGAGAAGCAGTTGAACAAATGAGCCAGCAGTTTGACTCGGAAGAATGGAACATGTTAGCCCGCCGTGTGTTGATCAAAGACCTTCGATGCGGCATTTCAGAAAAGACCATCAACAAGGTTGTGGGCAAGACCGAATACAAGATACCAATTTTCTCGTGCCAGCTGGCACAAGACTCAACAGATCATCCCAAGAAAATGAAAGGCATCAAGCGCCTGGAATGCAAACTGGATGGTGTGCGTGTGTTGGCAGTGGTTAGTGGATCCACAGTCACACTATACAGTCGCAATGGCAAAGAATTTGAAAACTTTCCGCAGGTTGCCGATGCCATTGAAGATGCTCGCAAGCACTTCCAATATGGACGTGGTACCGGTGGCCATTATGTGTTGGATGGTGAGATTGTGGGCGAAAGTTTCCAGCAACTCATGCGCCAAGCACATCGCAAATCAAACGCCGAAACCACCGGCATGGTGTATCACATCTTTGATATCATCCCACTTGAAGCTTTTCAAGAAGGGCACTGGAATGCAGGGCAGTACAAACGTCTGGAATGGCTAGAGTCAGCCCGCGCTGGATTGGAAGAGACTACGTGTCTGCGCATCATGCCAGGCTTGGATGTGAACCTGGACACAGCCGAAGGACATGACATCATGCAACGTTATGCGGAAGCTGCTGTGGAAGGTGGCTTTGAAGGCATCATGATCAAGAGCCTGGACGCACCATACCAATGCAAACGTTCGGACTCGTGGATGAAATGGAAACCCACCATCACAGTTGATTTGAACATTGTGGGTTTTGAAGAAGGAACTGGTAGGAACGAAAACCGGTTGGGTGCTATAATCTGTGAAGGAGATGATAATGACCGTAGAATTCATGTTAATGTTGGTAGTGGGTTTAGTGATACTCTTCGCGATGAGTATTGGGCCAGTAGGGATCAGCTACTTGGTCACTTGGTTGAAGTCCAAGCGGACGCAGTCACCCAAAACCAAGACGGAACATACAGTCTCCGATTCCCCCGGTTCTTGAGATTCCGTGACTTTGAAGCAGGTGAAAAAGTATGAAAATTGGACTCAGTTACAGCCGTTGCGTTCGAGACATTGTGGAAGGTAGTGTGAACATGGACGATGTGTTGGTGCTGATTACTCGTACAGATTTTGATCCCAGAGATGACGAACAGTGGGCAGGCATCTGGGCGGGATACTGCTATGGTGGCGGCAGCCGAGCAGAATGGAGTGCCTATGATTTCAACAGTAAAGAAGATGAAGACAAGTTCCGCAGTGTTAGCATTGAACTTTGGGAAACTGGTCGACTACACCAGCCACGCAAGTTTGGCACACATCCAAGCCGCCGATCAGAATACTGGTTGGAAACAGTATTGCCGGACAGTGAACTTGAATCTCGCCCGGCAGTGAAAGATGCCTGGGACAAATTTCAAATGGTTGCTGGATTGACCAGTGTTAAACTAGATCGGGAGTATCGCTAATGAACAAAAGAGTTGGACCTATTACCCTGGACGGCGAAGCCGCTGATTGCATCACTGTACTAACTCTCAAGGAGCAGAGAGCCTATCTCAAGAAAGAACTCAGTGATTGGAAAAAGAATCCTCGGTCAGAAACCAATCCAGACGGATATTGGTTGCACCCCGAAGATGTAGCAGGTAACACTCGTTTGGTGGAAGCACTGAACACAGTTATTAAGTATTTTGGCAAATGAAGAAAATTTACTATGAAAAAATTGGACGTCGGTATGTGCCTGTGACAGAATACGACAGCGACTTTTTGGATAGCTTTACAAAAGGCAATCACCTGGTGTCAGTATACCCCGGAGGCAGGTCTCGCTACTATAATATTGATCCCGCTTATGCTCCGATGATTGCCGCAGGCCGTGTAGCGGAAGATGCCATCTGTGATGCTCTTAGAAAATCTAGCGAGATGCGGCCACAGCGTACACCTATTACTCCTGGACAAAAATCTTGTCAAACAAAAACAAAACACTTGACAATCTCAACATACACAGTTATAATTACTGTGCATGATCAAAGAGATTGGGTAGTCTAATGGTAGGGCGGGGTGAATCGATAACCTAGGCCTGCTCAGACCGTGGCAAGTGGACGTAAATCCTGTAGGTTGCGACAAGGACCTCGATTGTAAGATCAAAACCTGGGCTGGTACCCTGGGAGTATGCCGAGAGGATAAATCTGGAAAGGTTAGAAATGACTGTCAAAATTGAGGGCTCTGCGTTGAGTATCCCTGAGTCACTTGACTCGCTTGAAATAACGCCTTTGGTCATGCACCGTATTTGGTTCCAATTGCATTCTACTAAAGAATGGTATGCAGTTATGAACGAGGCTCGTGTTATGTTTGGTAAAAACTGGCGCACTCAAAGCCGGGTAAAACGCAGACTAGAGCACAATAATCTCTGGGGGCTAAGTCCCGCTCAAACAGTGCCTGTATGGTTTGAAGTGCCAGATCAGACCTTTGCTACATGGGTGGCAGTAAAGCATGCGGTGATCTCTTTGCCGCTACCCGGTAAATAATTTTTATGATATTTGGATTTGGAATTCTCGCCACCGCATTACTCTTAAGTGCCGTAGCTGCCTGGTACTCAGTGGCCGGCCTTACTGCTATATTTTCAGCGGCTGTGGTGCCTGTGATCATCATGGGTGGTTCACTAGAACTGGGCAAGATTGTGGCCACTGTGTGGTTGCACAACAACTGGAAACGTGCCGGTATTGTGTTCAAACTGTACCTGGTACCAGCCATAGCATTCCTAATGATACTGACCAGTATGGGTATCTTTGGTTATTTGTCAAAGGCACACTCTGATCAAAATCTTGTGTCCGGCGACGTTGTTAGCAAGATTGCAATATATGATGAAAAGATCAAGACCGAAAAAGAGAATATTGAAGCAAACCGTAAGGCACTTAAACAGATGGATGAGGGAGTGGACCAAGTACTGGGCCGCTCAACAACAGAAACGGGTGCCGAAAAAGCTGTGGCTATGCGAAGAGCCCAGCAGAAAGAGCGTACTCGCCTTCAAGCTGAAATATCACAGTCGCAAAAGTCTATCGCAGAACTTAATGATGCCCGTGCGCCTATTGCCGCCGAAGTACGCAAAGTTGACGCAGAAGTCGGACCGATAAAATACATTGCGGCCCTGTTGTACGGAGACAATCCTGATGCCAATCTGTTGGAACGGGCAGTGCGTTGGATGATCATAATGATTGTGCTGGTGTTTGATCCTCTTGCTCTCACACTTATCCTAGCCGCCAACAAACAGTTTGAATGGGCACGGCAAGGCACAGGTGGATTCATACATGACGAACCTAAATATGAGCCCGACGATGGGCCACTCACCGATGACCAAATAGAACAAATACAAGCCAGTGTGGAATTGCCGAAAGATCCACATCCGCCGGGGTGGATGTTTGACAAGCCAGACCCAATCAATTGCTACAAGTGTGGCACGGAACTAGTAGATGCTCCTGGTATAGGTCTTTTCTGTCCAAACAAACAGTGCGATGTGTTTGACTCTACTTCTGGTGCCACGATTAGTTTTACACAACCTGAAACACCAAGCTCGCCAGTGTTTGTGGACATGCCTAACTTTGATCAAGAAGAAGATGAGCCTGCAAATGTCAAGGCAGCAGTCAAAGCATGGAAAACTGCAAACCCTGATCGAACACTCAAGGAAGAAAGACGTAAATTATATCGTGGAGAAATTGACGAATTACCTTGGATGAAGTTGGTGCCTGACAATGACCAACCTAGACAATCAAACTCCAGCTTTGGAATACGATTCCCTGACAGTCCTTCAAAAGGCGATACTTTTGTTAGAGTAGATCAATTGCCCAGCAAGGTTTACAAATTCAATGGCAACGAGTGGATTATTATTGACAAAAATTCTACAGATAACTATACTTACGATACAGCATACATTGATCACCTCATTGACAAAATTGCAACCGGTGAGTATGATCCGGACTTGTTGAGTGACATTGAACGTGAACAAGTTGCAGAACGTCTTAAACAAACCAATAACTTATGAAACAGACTGAAACCATTGACACCTGCAGTTTTTGTAACAAACATAAAGACGCAGTGGCCAAACTAATTGTGGGCGAAGGTGTTGCAATTTGCAATGAATGTGTGGATTTATGTGAAACTCTTCTCAAAGAAGAACTAATAGTTAAAGAAACAAAAACATCCCCTACATTGAATCCAATTGAGATCAAAACACATCTTGATCAATACGTAATTGGTCAGGATCAAGCCAAGATTGTGTTGAGCGTGGCAATTGCCAATCATTACAAACGCATCAACAATCATGACAAACATACCGAAATTGAAAAAGTCAACATTCTCATGCTTGGGCCCACTGGTTCGGGAAAAACTCTGTTGGCAAGATCGGTAGCACGATATCTTGACGTGCCGTTTGTGATTGCTGACGCCACCAGTCTTACTGAAGCAGGCTATGTTGGCGATGATGTGGAAAGTTTGATTAGTAGACTGTTTGCGGCTGCTGGTAATGACGTTGATCGATGCCAACGTGGCATTGTGTTTTTAGATGAAGTTGATAAAATTTCTCGTCGTTCGGAATCAGCATCCATCACAAGAGATGTATCAGGTGAAGGTGTACAACAGGCTCTGCTCAAGCTAGTCGAAGGAACCAAGTGTAGAATTGTTCCACAAGGTGGGCGCAAACATCCATCAGGTGAAACAGTTGAAATTGACACCACCAATATCCTGTTCATTGCAGGCGGCGCATTTGTGGGCCTGGATAACATTGTAAAAAGTCGAGTGCGTGGAACCAGCATAGGGTTTGGTGCCAAAGTAAACTCGGATACCACCACGCACCTAGACCAAGTCACACCTGACGATTTGATTCGCTTTGGTATGATTCCAGAATTTGTTGGTCGTTTCCCAACCTGGGTAGCATTGCAAGATTTAACTAGAGATGATCTCATTAGGATATTGATTGATATCAAACACAGTTATATAGAACAGTACAAATGGCTGTTTGACCAAGACAAGATTGTGTTGGATTTTACCCCAGAGGCCCTGGTCAAAATTGCCGACAATACCATCAAGAACAAAACTGGTGCTCGTGGACTACACAGTGAACTGGAACGTGTGCTACTGCCACACATGTACAAGCGAGGCGAGTATACTAAACTAAACATCGCCCATGTAGAAATTGACGAAAAAGTGGTAAATACTCCCGAGGAGTTCAAGAAAGTCAATGGGTAAATT